AGACGTCCTGCCTTACCTGGATGTTGAAGGAATGCAAAACGGCCCCGGCAGGTTCCCGCAATGGACCGCAATTTTACCCACCGATCCAAACACGCAATTAACCGGCGGGCAAATCGGCCTAAGCCCCAAGCTAATTGGCCGGGCCGCTCAAATAATGGAAGCGGGCCCTTGGATCGTAACCTTTAGAGACGCAAACCGGGCCGCCATCGTTCAATATTTGAGCCCGGAGGACAACGGGACCGCCCAGGGTCTAGTCATGCCGGTAATGCTCCACAACATGGAGCACAAAGAAAAACAACGCCAGGACCTAAACGCCAAATTAGCCCAGGCATACGAAAAAGCGCAAGACCGCAAGCATGCAGCCGAAGCCATGCCGGAATAAAGACAACAACAGCAGCGAAAACAAGGGGCCCAAACGGGCCCTTTTTTTTTGGCCGTACTTTTGGGAATGGTCACAAGGGATAAGGGATAAGGGAACGGGGCGGAGGGAACAGGGCCGAGGGTCCCACCATCCACACCCCCCCCAAAAAAACCAAGTCACCCTCCAAAGGTCCCCGATGTAGGGATAAAAGAAAGGACACCAAAATAGGGGACCGCCAGACCGAACGCCGCCCCGACCCGACCGCCTGAAGGTAACAAACGGGACCAGGTCCCCGGAATGAAGGATAAAAGAAAGGACACCTTTTATAGGTGATCAATCGTCAGGACCCGCCGTCAAGCTTCGCCGTTCCTGCACCCCGTCAAGCATGGAGCCAGGCAATAGGGCCCAAAGTGAGGATAAAAGAAAGGACCCCAAATACAGCAACCCGGCCACCTGCAAAGGGTCAAGCTGTAAAGCATAGACCCGGGCAAAAATGGATACATAAACACATTCTCCCCCACCCCCACTACTTCCGACCCCTTAACACAGTTTGACAAAATGGCTAAAATCGGGTACCTTTTTGACGCTGTTTTTAGACTCTTTTTGGTGTCCAAAATGCGACTCAAACGAAAATGAGCATAAGATTTAATATAAGTGTTTATATTCTATATAGATGTCTATATGTTATATAGATGTCTATATTTAATATAGATGTCTATATAGTATATAGACACTTATATATATAGTAAGGGATAAAAAACAAATTGCGCCCTTTGTGGGAAAAAACACCTTTTTTGTGGAAAAGGGGTACCCCCCATTTTTTTTGGGCGAATTAAACTTGACTTGTGGTAATTTTGTGGGTGCATGGCGATACATGAGTTTGTAAAGAAGAAGAGGGCTGAGGTTATTGAGGAGGAGGTCTCTGAGGCTCCTGAGAGCGTTCCGAGTGCTGAACCGAAGGCAGAGATACCTGTCCTCCTAAACGCTCGTTCTACGAAGCCTAAGACGGTCACGAGGCGAGATATCCGGGACTTGCTTGATGCCGACTTGGACAGGACGATTGGCGGTGTGAAGCGGATGGACGCCTTGATTGCCCGTTTGGTCACGGAGGCGATTCGTGGCAATATGCGGGCGATGGAATTGGCCTTGGCCTATTTGTATGGCAAGCCCCAGCAGCAGACCACCGCACCGAACACGGGGCCTTTTGTTCTTGAGTTGAGTGAATCTAATTTAGACGAAGAATCCATAAATAACGAGTTAAGTGAAACTAACATCCAGACAAAGTCAAGCGTATAGGATGGCGCTATCCGGGGAGAAGCAGTTTATTCTCTTCGGTGGTGCCATCCGGTGACGAGGCGGTAAAACATATTGCCTCCTTCTAACCTTCATCTCCCTCTGTTCCAAATATCCAGGCAGCCGGTGGGTGATTATCAGGCAGAGTATGCCCACGCTTCAGCGTACAACGCTTGTGACCTTCACCTCCCTGATGAACCAAGGCTTAGGTATGCACGTTGCGTCTTGGGACAAGCAGGCCCAGATTGTGCGGTTCACCAACGGCTCCGAGTTAATCTTTATGGGCGAGAATTACGATACCGATAAAGACTTTGACCGATTTAAGGGCTTGGAGATTAACGGCGGTGGGATTGACGAGATTAACGAGTGCCAGGAAGGACTCCTTTACAAGGTCTTGGAGCGTGCCGGTTCGTGGCTGAATTGCGAAGGCCGACCGCCCATTGTCGTGATGGCCACTTGCAACCCAAGCAATAATTGGGTGAAGGAGTTGATTTACGACAAGTGGAAGGAGAACGACCTTCCCTCCACCTGGGCGTACATCCCCTCCAAGATTACCGACAACCCCCACATCCCCGAAGATTACCTTCAATCCCTTCGGGACAATATGCCCGAATACGAGTACAAACGATTCGTGGAGGGCGATTGGGAAGTGCAGGAGAAACCCGAAAACCCCTTCTTCATCTCTTACGAGGCCAAGAAGCACGAAACCCACAACGCTTCCTTCAACCCGAACCTTCCCATTTACATCTCCCTTGACTTCAACCTGCAACCCTTCTGCGGCCTGGTGGCTCAGATGTGGACGGATAGCCAAGGAGACCACGTTCACATCGTTGACGAGTTCCAGGTCGTTGATGGAAGCATCCCCAAGATGGTGGACACCATTAAGGCCAAGTACGCCCCCTTCCTGTTTTCTTGCCTGCTCACGGGCGATGCAATGGGCAAGCGGGGCGATTTATCGCAGAGGGACAATGCCAACTACTACGAGCAATTAGCGAGGGGCCTGGGATTGGCGCAACGGCAGATCAAGGTCGCTCCGAACCCGAAGCACGAGAACAGCCGGGCGCAATGCAATTACCTTCTCCAATTCCACCCCGACATCAAGATAAACCCGAAGACGGCCCCCGGCGTGGCGAGGGACATGAAGATGGTGGCGTGCGATGCCGCTGGCAACATCATAAAGCGAAACCGATACATCATTACCCAACAGTCCGACTTTGCCGACTGTTTTCGGTATCTTTGCAACAGCTTCTTGAGCGAATGGTACCTTAAACACCTCAAAAAGAGCGGTTACACCCACTTTAACAACAATTTTGTCCCCGAACTTAAAACCCAAACAAGCCGATGAGTTGTCTTGAATGCACCGACTGCCCCGATATTGGCACCTTTGACATCTGCGCCGATAGCGTTGTGATTGGCTATACCACGCCAAGCACCGCTGTTGCCGTTGTGATTACCGATGTGACCCTTGACCGCCCCTTCCGTTTCACGATGGCCACGCCCGTGTCGGGAGCGATTACCATCCCCAACGCCACGATTGATGACCTCCAAGCATATTTCGCCATTGGCCGAACCTACGAGGTACGGGCTTATGCGAGTTACACCGGCGGTGCCTCGCCTAACCTGGATGGCGATGAGTTACCGCTGACCCTCGCTCCGACTTACCCAACCGCAGAATCTTGCTTTTCCTTTCAATTCAAATATATCAACCCCTAAGCTATGATGACCAAAAAAGAACGACACGCCCCTTGCGTGTTTGCATTGCCCGAATCCTTGCGGGTTTCTTTGCCAAAGCACAACATCACCCCATCTAAACCCAATCCCATGAAAAACCTAATTCTCCCCCTCCTGCGCCACGCATTGACCTTTGCTGGCGGTTTGCTCGCTGCGAAAGGCTATTTGGACGAATCGTCCGTTACCGAAATCGTTGGTGCAACTATCTCTCTGGTGAGCGTCCTTTGGATGACCTTTGAGAAGAAGAAATGACATCTCTTGACACGCTGGCACGGGCTTTGGCTGTAAGCCTGATGACCGTATCGCTGTCCATTATGCTTGAGGAGGAACAGCTCCTCGGCAAGGTGGGCAAGTGGTTCAAGAAAACCATCCCCCCGCATAAGTTCCCCAACCTACATAAGCCCATTTATGGGTGCGTGGGTTGTATGGCTTCGGTATGGGGAGGCATCTTCTACCTTGTAACCGCCCCGCTGATGGGCTTTGACCTCCTGCAAATGGGTGTCGTGATGCTCGTGGGCGTAAGCCTCAATTTCATCCTCATTAAACTCTCGTGATACACAAACTCGTTTACAAGCTTTTCAAGAAGGAGTTGACCCAAATGGTGTGGGACGATACCTACAAGCCCGACAAGATGCGTGGATTGAAGTTTGCGTTGACCTGCCAGGGCCATCGCTATTTCATTTACCAGAACATCTTTGACATCCCCATTGACCGAATGGGACGGATCCAAGACCTCGTGATTCAGTTGCAGCGGATGGTTTCAAGGGAAGAGCTGGATGTCTTCCTGGAGAATATGGAGGGAGCCTTGAACAAGGCCGTGGATGGCACCGCCGTGAAGAACCTGGCGCAGATTGGCTTCCTTGTCGGGGAGATGCGCAGGAGGAAGGATATGCTCGTTCACCCCGAAGTGATGATGGAATTGGCCGGAGCGGTGTTGATCCGTGAAGACCAAAACCCAGGCGAGTGGAACAACGAGTTTGAGCAAAAGAAGGTGGAGGCGTTTAGGGAAGCGTACAAGGGCAAGGAGTTGTATGATTTTTTCGTTTTAGCCGGGCTGAGTCAGTTCTTTCCCAATATAGAACATTTAGAAGAAGATTGGACAATCTTTTGGGAGATGGCCTCCTCCCGGCTGGAGCAGACGAGGGAACTCCTGAAATCCGAAATCTCGGCTCGGAACTCTACCTCAACGACTTAAATTGGCGTGAGTTCTTCGTTTTCTTAGCGAGGGGCGATATATTCCTATACAAGGAGTATATGAAAACATCCGTTGAGGATGTCTTAACTTTGCTCAAGCATTTCCAAGAGGAAAG